AGATGATTTTGTTAGCGAAGGGCATCAATCTTTTAAGGGATATGTAAATTTAAATAACCAAAAATTATTTAAAGAAACGGGACAACCCTCTACTCAAATTGGTTTTCTTCCTCTTAAACTAGGATTTACAACTGAAGGAATTTCAGGTATAAAAATTTATAATTCTTTTTTATCGAAAACTAAATTTTTACCTTCCCAATATGATAAAGCAGTAAATTTTATTATTGAACAAGTAGATCATAAAATAGCAGACAATAATTGGACTACTAATTTTGGTTGCCTTTCAATACCAAAAACTGATTCTGAACAATACAAATCTCCATTTAAGGGTAAAACAAGAACTTTATCCCCTGAATCAACCTTAGTAGTTAATAGTGGACCAATTGATCCTCCTGGAGTTATAGATAGAGATGGTTTATTAACAGATGATCCTTTAAAAATAATTGACAATAGAACTGTAAATGGAGTACCAGTTAATACAGGTACTTATGGACAAGAAATTTCCATTAATACAGCGGTTGGTTATATGAATAAAAATGTTCAAAACCAATTCAGACAATTTTATAATAATTTAAAAAATGGTGGATATGATTCTTATGTAATTTCAATCAATGCAGTTTATAGGTCATTCCAAAGATCTGTAGAACTTAAAGAACAAAACCCTAAAAACGCTTCACCTGGAAAATCTGTTCATAATTATGCTGCTGGAGTAGATTTTAATGTTACTGATTCCTTAGGTAGGGTATTAAGAAAGGCTGATTATGATCCTTGGATAGAACAAGGAATTGTAGCAGAAGCAGAAAAAGTTGGAATTCTTTGGGGTGGTTACTTTGCTGGATATAGGGATTCTATTCATTTTTATGTTCAATTTAATAGAGATACTGCTCTGCAAAATGCAGCAGCTGATAATCCTGGTAAACCACAAAGAGATTGGAATACCAAAAATACTGATTTACAATAATGTATTATCCAAAATCACAAATTTTAGAAAATCAATATGCTAATCCTGGTGAATTATATGATTCATCAACTGGAAAAGAATATGTTGGGCCTTATTATAAGACTTCCGATAATTCTTATTTTACTGGTAAAAATCCCCAAGATTTACCTAATGATGAATTAACAACTGTTAAACCAAAGGAAAAATCAACCGATAGTGAACCACTACCGGAGTCATATTATGTAATTGATAATGAATATTATTATGCTAAAGGATATGGACTTAATAGATTAGCTCCAAGACCACCTAAATCAACATTCCCAACTCCCACTGAATCAGATTATATAACTGGTGAATTTAATAGATATTTTTTAAAAAAATCTAATGAAAGTATTTATTTAGAAGTAAGTCAAGATGAATATGAACTATTCAAACAACGAGATTTAACAGTTCAATATGATAATTATGTTCCATTATTTTTAAATTGGCAATTAACAGGTAAGTTAAAGGAAGTATATCAAACAAACTTAAAATTAGTAGGACTAGCAGAACAAAGAAATAATATTTTCGGATTTATAAAATATTTTAGAGGAAGATTTAGTCAATTTTTTAGATATACTCCTGGTGAAAATCTTTATACAGATGGCTCCGAATTTAAAAACCAAAGAACAGGAGAATTATATATAGGTCTTTATCATGTTCACCCTAGTAAAGGTCCTATGGTTGGCGCAACTCACGTTTCTACACCTCATGATTATTTAATACCTCTAAGTGGTTCTTTTGAACAAATTGAAACTGAGATTGCGCGACAACCAATTACTTATAGAAGAGGTGGAGGATCTAGTAGTCATAATGTACACCCTGCACAAAACAATGTAAGTTTAGTGTATTTTAAACCAATTGATGCACCTAAAGGCTATATGATATGTGTTACACATAGTGAAACACTAGGTGTGTTAAAAACGAGTATAGACCGATTATTAGAAAAATTTGATGTTTTATATTGTAGGGATAAAAAGGAAATATTACATTATTTTCCGCTAAAAACTCTTGTTGACATAAACATATTTCCTAATACGTATATACAAGAATTAACCAACACACATAATATTTTTTACTATAAACATAAGGATAAACCTAATGTAAATGAAATGATACCGGTAGTTAAGCACTATGAAATGTGTGAAGATTACTTTAATTATCAATACGAAAGATATAAAAACCAAAAACCAACTAAATATGCAGAGTTCTATAATAGTAGAGTATCCGTGGTATTCAACGCTATCGAGCGAAGTGGATTACGAGTACACGTACCTAGATTCCAACAGCATTTTCATCCCGTTAATGGTGAACGAGTCTACAGTCAGTACAACTTAAAAACACTAACCACAAGACCAAGTAATAAATTTAAAGGAGTAAATTATGCAGCACTTAACAAGGAAAATGGATGTAGAAAATCATTTATATCAGATAATGATATTTTGTACGAAATTGATATTAGCGCTTATCATCCTAGCTTGTCTTGTCGCCTCATTGATTATAGTTTTCCCACTGTGGATATTCACGATCATATGGCGAAACTTTATGGGGTAAGCTATGCTAAATCAAAAGAATTAACATTTAAACAATTATACGGAGGTGTATTTAAACAATACGAGCATCTGGAATACTTTAAAAAAATAAAAAAGTATATACATAATATGTGGCACGATTTTTATGGAGGAGAGGAGATTGTGTGTCCTATTTCAAATTTTGTTTATCAAAAAGATTATTATAAGGAAATGAATCCTCAAAAATTATTTAATTATTTGTTACAAAACTTGGAAACGTCAATGAACGTTTGTATACTATGGGATATACTTTGTATATTAAGAGGTAAAAAAACAAAACTAATATTATATACTTATGATTCGTTTTTGTTTGATTTCTCTTTAGAGGAGGAAGAGGTTATGGAAAAAATTAAAGATATTTTTAAAAAATATAAATTTAACATTAAAATAAAACAAGGTTATGATTACGACTTTAGATAGTACTACAAATACGTATAACGCGAACTATGATGTGATTACATCCATCAAAAACCTTAGTGATTTGAATAATAAACTATTCTGTACATTTACTGATATAGATAATTTAGATGCTCTTTTAGAGGAAATTAAAAGCAAGTATACAATTATTTATAATAAACTATTTGTTTTAGAAATAGTTGGTAAAGACGAGTTTGTTATTACTTATAACGTTGATCAAGGTAATGTTCATACTATCCCTGATAACACTATTCTAGTCCATAGAAAAAAGGAATCTAATACCTTATATACTATTAATGCTTTAAACGAATTAATAAAAAAACTTAATGGGGGAGTTGTTGATTCATCATATCAGGTGAATTGGCAGCATTATAAAAATTGTATTTTATTAACTCAACATAATGAGTTAAATCAGTTAAATACAAAAATTTATAAAATAATTGAACTATAGTTTGGCCCCCCAAATTTTAGTTCGTATATTATAGTTACATAAAAAAAAGTTATAAAATTATGGATTTATCAATGCTTAAACAGAAGTTGGACACGCTCCAACAAAAACAATCCACTGGTCAAAAAAGAGATTATAGTTTGACATTTTGGAGACCTACTGTAGGTAAACAACAGGTTAGGATAGTACCTAGTGCTTTTAATCCTAAGAACCCATTTACGGAACTTAAGTTCTATTATGGTATTACAAATAAAGTTATGATTTCCCCACTTAATTTCGGTGAAAAAGATCCAATTGCTTTATTTGCGGGCAAACTTAGAGAAGAATATAATAAAGAAAATTATGTTCTAGCTAAAAAGTTAGACCCAAAAACAAGGATATTTGTCCCTGTTATCGTTAGAGGAGAGGAGGATAAAGGAGTTCGATTATGGCAGTTTGGGAAGCTGATTTATGAAGAATTACTTTCATTAGCTGTAGATGAAGAAATTGGTGATTATACTGATATTGCTTCTGGTAGAGACCTTACTATTGAAACTGTAGGTCCTGAATCTACTGGTACAAATTATAATAAATCATCAGTTAGAGTTAGATTAAAACAAACTCCACTTAGTTCCGACTCCGCATTAGTAGAAAAATGGACTAAAGAACAACCAGACCCAAATGCTGAATTTAAAAGGTTTACATTTGATGAAATGAAGTCTGCACTA